AGAAACTCGGAATCTGTATGAAGTTTTGAATGTACACTTGCAAAAATGGATAAGATAAGTTATGATATTAATGGTTTGAAATAAAACTATAATATATAGGGGATTGGTCAAATGGTATGATAGGAGTCTCCAAAACTTTTGGTGGGAGTTCGATTCTCTCATCCCCTGCTCTAAAAACACCGAATTTACGGTGTTTTTTTTGTGCCGTGTTGCATTTCGTGTTGCATATTTTCAAAATAGTTAATAGCTATATTACTCATTTTCTTTTTTGAATCTTCTAAGGTATGCCGATACACATCTTTTAATACTCTGTCGTTTCCCCAACCGCCAGCCTGCATGATATAAGCATCAGGTATTCCCAGCGCATGCTGTATGCTTGCAGAGTAGTGACGCAAATCATGGAAGCGGAAATGCTCAATACCGGCATTATTTAGCACATGTTCAAAACGTGATGTAATAATGTTTGGTGTCATATTTACCCCATTCTTCGGCAGTGCCATAAATGCATCTACAACAAACTGTGGAACTGGGACAAAACGATCACCAGCATATGATTTTGGTGCTTTTACAATCCATTTATTATCAGGAGATAGAACCATTGTTTTACTTATATGAACTACATTGTTTTCAAAGTCTGACTTCCTTAATGCTGATATTTCCCCACGCCGCATCATGCCAAATGCTCCTAAATAAATTGGGACTTCCATTTCTGTACCCTTTGCAGCTTCTATTAATAATTTAATATCGCACTCTGATGGTATGTTTCTTTCAACCCGTTTCTTTTTCGGAAGAGTAGTATTTAAAATAACATTCTGGTCATATCTTTTTAGTACTGCTGTAATGAGCCCGTGGCGATCACGTACAGTTTTGGGTGATAATGTTCCAGAGATAGAATTGATATATTGTTGGACGATTTTTTGATTGATATCCTTTAGTTTGTAATTATTAAGCATAGAAAACTCTTTTTGCATGCTTCTATATTTCCTTATTGATGCAGGAGACAGAATTTGAGAGCGTTCAGATATATATGCGTCCATTGCTTCTCCAAAGGTCAATTTGTAGCTTGAAAGATTGCTTTGCTCTTTCTTGTTGGCATATTCTGCAGCCATAGCCTCGCATCTTCTTTTCCCGGCTGGGCTTGGATCATCACATGTAAATGATTCATAAATACGTTTCTTTTTTATATTTCCGTCTTTCTCAGTAACATATTCATAGTGACTAAACACTAAACATCTCCAAGATCCAGAAGGTAATTTTTTTGCAGTTGCCATAGTATCATCCTCCTTAAAAATAGGTATAAAAATAACAGCCAGCAGAGAACATTTGTTCCGCTTGCAGTTGGCTGCTCCGAATGATACAATATGCTTGTGTAGGGCATTGCATCTTCGGAGCAATGTGTTTCGCCTTTGGTATTCCAATACCAGGGGCGATTTTATTTAGAGCTTCTTTTGTATATAATTTCTCCATTATATCTTATATCATATAAGTCGAATCCAGATTTATAATTTTTAAAGCGAAGTGTGGCAGTCTTATTTGAAATAGTTAGGGTGTACTCTGCCTTTTTTAAGACTCCGTCTTCAGAATAAGTTATGCATCCGAAATTAGTGCTTTCATAAATTGGAATACCATATTTGTAAGGAGCTTTTTTCTCATTTTCATTTTTGAAAATATAATAAAATTCATGTTTGTCTTGATCATATTGAATATAAGATAATGGTATATTATATGAGCTATTGGATAATGGTCTAAATACAATTTGTTCTAATGGAAACAAGTATTTGCGATTAATATTTAATTTTAAAATTATATCATTTAAAGACGATATAAGATCCAGAAATAAACTCTGCTCTGTTTGAGAAATTGAAAAATATATGATTTCTGTTACACTGCGAACTTTTTTCCCATTTGGATTTTGTAATACCATTGTTCCTATATATTTAGTCGCATTTTCACATTGATTGACAATTGGAATATTACTATCATAAAAAATATTATGACATAAATTATATATTTTTTCTTCAGTAATAAATTTGCGTTCAACATAACCTTTAGGAGTTTTTTTGTCTTCTTCCGGATTTATCAATGGAAGATTTTCATATTTACTTTTTGTCTGGTGTGAACAAGAATTTTTTTTGAAAATATCGAATAATCCCATGTCGATCTCCCTTTATTATATTATTTTTTTGAAATTCAAAATTTTTTCGCTATATCCAGCAAGCCGGGCAAGTTGATCTGCTGGCATATCTGGATGTTCAAAAATTAATTCATCTGGAATTAATAATTCCGCAGCAAAAGTGTTTGCTTCTACTTCATATTTTTCAGTATTAAAAAATGTATGAGTATCCATAAAAAGTGCATTTGCTTTTTTATGCAACAGCATATGCCCTAGTTCATGCGCACATACAAATCTTTTTTCTGAATCTGATAAATTCTCATCTATGTATATAATGTGATTTCTCTGAAAGTATTGATAAAATCCACGGACTCCATTAAGGGGAGCGTAGACTAATATCACATTTTTTTGTTTGAGAATTTCAAAAGGATTTCTTGTATTATATTTTCTGACTAACGATTGTACCAGATTGCGAATATCCATTAATATCACTTATCCTCTTTATATTTTTTAGGAGTATAAAGTTCTTTGTTACGTTTTTTCGCCATCTCCATACCTACTTGCATAGCAGATAGTATAGATTCAACGGCTTCTGGACTTGCAGGATTTCCATCAAACATAAGTCCATCTTGTTTTAAAAGTTGTTCAGTGTTAGCAAGGATACTTTCTATTTGCTTATTATCACGTTTAGTTAATTCTGATTCCTTATTTTCGGTTTTCACACCATTCATTATGTAATCTGGTGTTGTATGTAAGTACGTTGCTAATTTTGATACTTTTTCAATGCTAGGCTTGTTTTTATCAATTTTGCATAATGATCCGCGCGCAAATCCTAGCGCTGCTTCTGTTCCGGTGACCGTCACGCCATTATCTCTACATAATTGTTTAATACGATCATAAATTAACATAATAATGCTCCCTTGAAAAAAAGTTGAAAAAATTACGCAAAAAGCATTGACATATTGAAAATATTACGTATAATGAAAATATAAGTTGAAAAAAATACGTAAACAATATGTGCTATTTCGTAATTGGTTTGTGGTTATTCTGATTATAGAATATATTACGCATACTGTCAATAACTTTGCGTATTTTTTTCAACGAGAAAATGAAAGGGGTGAAAAATAATTGCCATCAATTTATGAAAAAGTCAGAACCGCATGCTCGGAAGCCGGCATATCTGTTTATGCATTGGAAAAGGAATTAAAATTTCCACGTAGCAGCATTTGTAAATGGAGCAAGAATACTCCGGGGGTAGACAAAATGAAGGCTGTTGCGGAGCGTTTAGGCAAACCAATTGAGTATTTTTTAGAAGATACCACAACAACAGTCCAATAAATAGGACAGAAAGGAGAGTGAGACATATAGGTGTGGAAAAGAAAACGAAGGAAAACAGAAATGCAAAAACAAATTCCTTTAGCGGAATTTGAAAAGACCGCTAAAGGAGAAATGTTTCATAACAAAGTAGGATATATGGAAGCTACAAGTATTTTATCAGAGTATGATTTAATTCAATTTTTTGTACCGAGCCTCTCGTGGATTGAATTAAGAGAATCAGAGGAATGGAAGAATTTTTCAAAACTTCTTTCGGAACATCAAAAGAAATATATCCAGATGCAGCACCAAGAGCTTGTAGATCAATAGGCAATGGCAAAGTGTACGTGAAAACTCGGTCAATTATTTCGTTCCCATCCTTTAAAGTGTATTTTCCAACATTTTCAGGATAAGGGAGAGAGGAATATATTTTTTCACTTGCTTTGAGTTTGATTGAAAAAATGGATATAGGTTGTCTGGATTTATTAATGAAAGTCATGTTTATGTATAGTTTTCCATATCTGTTGGTACAAGATGCAATATTAATGGAAAGATTTTTTCGGTTAAGGATGAATGTGGAAATGATTGTAAAAATAGTTCCCAAAGCACCAAAAATGGATAGTGCGAGAGTGATGTTATCCCTTGTTAATAATTCTCTTATCGTATCATTCATATGAAAACCTCCTAAATATAATAGGTAATTATATCATATGGAGAAAAAGATTTGTGCCATTTTTAGAAAGGAGAGTGAGAAATTATGCCAAAAACAAATTTATGCGAGGATAAAATGAAAAAGAGAGTTGATTATGTCGCTGGTTTATTAAGAGGAGGTTTTCGGCAGAATAATCTATCAACAGCGGATGTGAGTGCAAAAAGTGGTATTCCAACACGAACAGTCACAGACAGACTTTTACATCCAGAAAAAATACGATTAAAGGATTTATTTAAGCTGGCGGATATCGCAGGAGTAAAAATCACATTTGAAAATAAGGATGTACCAGAGTAGGAGGTGGAGAATGAAGCAGATCAGTAAAGTATTTATAGCGGTAGGGCTTGGAATTATGTTTATTGGCGGAATGCTCGATGCGGATGGAACGTATTATGTTTTTCTGCTGATCGCAATATCTCTCGGTGCGGTGGTTGCACTTATTGGAGTTGCGATCATGGATGTGGAGAACCGCCGGGAAGAAAAGCGGAAAGCATACTTTTACATGATCCGCCGGAAGGACAAGCTTGACGCTGATGCTGAGTTCCTTGGGGAATTTGAGGACAAAAAAATAGCACCCTGATAACTTTGGCGAGTACAGATGCTATTTAACCGTAGGAATACAAAAGTATTTCTGCGTTTATTGTAACACATAGTTAAATTTTTGGAAAGCGTGATTTTATGTTTTACAGAAAATGCAGAATCTGTGGATGTAGTTTAGATCCCGGCGAAGGAAACATGTGTGAAGAATGCCGGGACGAACAGTACATGAATCAACAGCGTGAGAAAGCTGTCAGATACATGGTTTTATCTACAGATTTCAGACAGATGGAAATGGAGGAATTTTTGAATGACTAGCACACAATTAACCTGGTCTGATACCGGGGATTTATTAGACAAATTAGATGAGCTGTCCCAGCTTCTTGAAAATTTTGGAATATTAGATGGAAGCGTTACGTTTACTAGCACCGGAGACGTCTTTGGAACATTTGCGATTGATGGGAACAAGTTACACGCCGGCATCTTGAACGATGGCAAGAGAAAGACTGTAGATTATGAGAGATAATTACGATTTATGGGAAGAACATGACAGGCAGCAGGAAGAATGGCTGCAACGCAGACCGAAGTGCATCTGTTGCGGAGAACATATCCAAGAGGAAACAGCAGTGAAGATCAGAGGGGATTATTACTGTGACAGATGCTTGGATGACATGAGAGTTTATGTGACAGATTGAGAGGTAGAAATGAAATTTAGAGAATTAAGGGCAAATGAAATTGAAGCAAGAGTAGCAACTGTTTCTGATAAAGGCTGTTCCATCCTGCTGTATAAAAATGCACGCTGTGATATGAACATCTTAGATGAAGCTGTAGGGGAAATGAACTGGCAGAGAGACCATAAGGAAATCAAAGGCAACATGTATGCAGGTATTGGCATATGGGATGCATTCAAAAAAATCTGGGTATGGAAATGGGATTGCGGAACGGAATCTTATACCGAAGGAGAAAAAGGCGAGGCTTCTGACAGCTTCAAGCGAGCTGGCTTTAACTGGGGAATCGGAAGAGAATTATACACTGCACCTTTTATATGGATGAAAGCAGACCAGATTAATCTTGCAGATAAAAATGGAAAAAAAACCACGTATGACAGCTTTAAAGTTGAGGATATCGAGTATAAAGATGGAAAAATCTCATATCTGAAAGTTGTTGATAATAAGACAAAGGCAATTTTCTTATATGGGAAAAGCAGAGCACTGAAAGATGAAAATATAAATGATCTGATCAGCGAGGAAGAATTTCAGATCATCACAGAATTGATCAGAAAGGCAAATGTCAATGAACAGAAGCTGTTAAGCCAGTATAAGATTGAATCGTTTATCACACTGACAAAAGTGCAGTACACAGCGTTAAAAACAAAGCTGGAAGAAGCTGTTGCAAAGAAAGAAGCGTAGCTTATGGAGACTACTGGAAAACTAACCGGAGCGAGCCGGACATTTGACGGACAAGGCATCATTCTTACATTTGAGGTTGATGGTTCAGCAGCTCCCCAGATTGAAAATTTACAGAAGCAGGACAAGTTGAAAATCAAAGCTGTTAGATACACGCAGAAACGTAGCCTTGATGCAAATTCTTATTTTCATGCACTGGTTGGAAAGATTGCCGATGCTCTGACGATTTCCAAGGCGAAAGCCAAAAATGTACTGATCTGTAAATATGGTCAGCCAGAACATCTTCCAGATGGAAGTATCTTCTATTATCAGTCAAATGCACCAGAAGATTACATGTGGGAACTTGAAACAATTCATGCAATGCCAGTTCGATATGATGGGAAACTGACTGTATATAAGATTTATCGAGGAAGCCATACATATGATACAAAAGAAATGTCAGTACTGATTGATGGAACGGTAGCGGATGCAAAAGAACTTGGAATAGATACCATCACACCTGAGGAGTTGAGGGAAACGAAAGAGCGGTGGGGTGTATGAAACGATTGTGGAGCGTATTTACAGAAGATATGGATCACTGTTATTTTACCGGAACATACCCAGTGGAAAGACATCATATCTTTGGAAGTTCAAACCGTAAAAATAGTGAAAAGTATGGTTTTGTTATTCCGCTCAGACCTGATCTGCATCCTAACGGAGCGCAGAGGGGAGCAAATGCAAAAGAAATTGATCTGAAATTAAAAACTATGGCGCAGGAATATTTTGAATCTCATTACGGCACAAGAGAAGATTTCAGAGATATTTTTGGGAAGTCGTGGTTATAGGGTTGGAACACCTTGCCGTCCGGCAGAAAGAAACCTATTTATGCAGAAAATAATATATCACGATTTATTGGAAGCTGGTTATTATCTCCGGGTTTAGTCCCGGAGAAGAAAGGGGATTAATGAATACGATCAACGATATTCCCTATGGACACTAAGAGCCAATGGCTAGAATGTCAAACCCGGTAAAAGACAGAAAGTTTCGAAAAATGGTCGAGAGTGCGAACAACGAAGGTGACTGCATCATTAACGTTGGCAATGGTTATTACAGACCAGTCCCCGGTGATCCGGTGGATGAGAAAGAACTTCAAGAATATCTTGCAAAAGATTTACATAGAGCTAGAGCGGTTCTAAAGAAGCGGCTCTCGATGAAAATGACATTTGAAAGGTGGCGTGAGATTGGAATACTTACTAATCATTCCAGGGAGACTGGATAATCTGAATGATTTTATCCGTGCGGATAAGGCAAGCAGATATAAAGGCGGAGAGATGAAAAAGCAGAATGAAGCTATTGTTTCTGTGTACATTAGAAAGTGCCTGAGAGACGTAAATATCAATAAAAAAGTATTTATGGAATATCTGTGGGTGGAAAAGAATAAAAGGCGTGATTTGGACAATATATCGTCATTCGGCAGAAAAGTGATCCAGGATGCATTAGTTAACTGCCATGTATTAAAAAATGATGGCTGGGAGCAGATCTGTGGATTCTCTGATGAATTTCGTATAGATGCTGAAAATCCACGGATTGAAGTTCGGATTCGGGAGGTGGAAACTTGAACTATTTAGCTGAGATAAAAGCATTTTACGACAGGCTCGAACTAAACCCGCAGCCCAACACTGCAATCGCCTTATGGCATGCGTTAATGTCCATAGCGAATAAAGCAGGGTGGCCAGATACGTTTACGGTAGCCTCGTCAGTCCTTGGACTTCGGTCTGGATTAAATGCATCAGCGTTAAAGAGAGCGAGAAATAAGCTTGCTACAGATGGGTTTATCGAATGGAAATCGCGCGGTGGGAATCTTGCGGCACAATATAAAATAAATAGTCTTGTGGTTCAAAATTACAGTAAAAATGAACCACAAGATGAACCACAAGATGAACCACAAAGTGAACTGCAAATTGCACCACAGTTTGAACCACAAAGTGAACCTATTAATAAACAAAGACATAAACATAAACAAAATACACCCCCTATATCCCCCGTGGAACGGTATGCAGAGTTTGCCGCGGTCTATCCGAAACGGTGCACTGGCTGTCTTGTTGAAACTGAATACTGCAATGCGGTACTGGCTGGTGTACCGGAAGATGATCTGGTATTGGCCGCACAGAATTATGCAGATATATGCAGACGGGAGAAAACAGCAGAGCGGTATATTAAAAAGCCGGAGAACTTTTTACGAGAAAACTTGTTTATGCAGTACCTGAAAGGAGAGAACGATGGATCAGTTGGAAGAGATACTGGAACGCATGAAAAATCACTCAACGAACTCATGCAGGAACGCGGAGACACCGGAGACTTCCAAGGATTCTGATGTGTGTCCAATTTGCGAAGGTCGGGAGTGGATCTTGAAAATAAAAGACGGAGTTGAAATAGCAGTACCGTGTAAGTGCCGTGAGAAAGCGGTCATGTCAAGGCGGTTGCGATTCGCAGATATACCGGAGGCATTCCGTGGGATGGATCTGAGATCGTTTCGAATGGATGTGTACAGGAAGCAGGAAAGTAAAAAGATGGTGTCAGATGCTTGTAAAATCATAAAAACCTATCTGGATGATTTTGAGAGCCAGAAGGAAAGAGGCATGGGACTGTATATCTGGTCGAGGACAAAGGGAAGCGGTAAGACGAGGATTGCTGCCGGGATTGCAAATGAACTGATGAAAAGATACACAGTCAAATTTGCAGTATCACTGACCATCCTGCAGGAAATTAAGAATACATGGCGCAGGGATGCAGCAGGCAGTGAAAGCCAGCTTTTAGATGCACTTTCCACAACGGATATTTTGATCATTGATGATTTTGGTGTGGAAGCACCGGCGGCATGGATCAACGACAAAATGTATCAGATCATCAACGAGCGGTACATAAACCAGAAGGTAACGATTTTCACGAGTAATGATCCGCTGGACAAAATATCCTATGATGACCGGATCACGAACCGGATCAAGGAGCGGACATATCAGATCGCATTTCCAGAAGAATCAGTCCGGGATCATATCGCAGAGCGGATGCAGGAGGAAATCATTGAAAAAGTGATAACAGGAGGAAAAACATGAGCAATGCATTGAGAAAAAAGACAAGAAAGCTTGAACCGAAAAATTATGAGGATAAATTCACAATGCAGCGCATAGCCAGACATATAAGCGAATCTGACAATTGTTTTTGGCAGACATTCAAATCAATGCAGATGTCATGCTTTTATGTTCTGTACTATGACATAGATTTCTCAAAACAGAAGCTAAAGAATTACAACGAAATTCTTCGGAAGAATAACGAGAAAATAAAAAATGTATCCACCATTAGAGCAGAGGAAGAAAGATTTATAAAAAACATTGGGTTTGATTGTGAGAAAGAAGCAAGGAATTTTCCGTACAGAGCCAAGATTCGTATGTATGGCAAGAATCCTAAGCAGAACCAGATTAAATCCGTAATTTCGAACATGAATGACGGCATTGAGTGTTATTTGGTGATTGCAGTTTATACACTGCATTACAATTACAAATTCAGTGGCGAATTGATTCGTGAATGGTGGAACAGGATGCTGGATTTTTCCAAGAACTATGTAGAGGGAATGAACGACGACCATGTTGTGAAATATTTCAAGCAGGAATGTGATTTAGATATAGCGGAGTGATGCCAATGGGAGAGATGACAAAGACAAGCGTAAAATACTGCCGGAAATGTAAATATTTGTACAATCACAGTCAAACAGAGGTCATGTGTGGATATTATTCACAGACAGGATTAAGACGCGGCTGTCCGGTAGGAATGTGCGATAAATTCGAAAAGAGAGGTAGAAAAAAGAGGAGGGTACAGTTGAAATGACAGACGAAACCAAGCAGGAGATAGAAGCGGTACTGATGTTGTTAAAAAATACATTGGTAAGAAATGGCGTAAGCATAGTACTTGCAGGAAGTGAAGATACCGGAAAAGACGATGGATGCATTATGTTTTTTGATACCGCAGAGTATTGTCGCACCGGGAAATTTAAAGGGATATCTGTTAAAACAATGGATTTAGTGAGGTAGAAATATGATGGAGTGTATGAAGAGCATGGCGAAGAAGTCACAGGACGAGCCGGTAGAAATGGAAAATGAGCGTATGAAAGTTTCTCACTTAGATATTATCGTAACAATGATAGACAAAAAGCCATATTACGAAATCAAGTACAAGGAAATCGGATCGAATCATTATAGCGTTGGCTACAGCTCATACAAGCTGGAAAATGTTTTATCTTGGAGAGACGAGTGTTTTGAGGTCGTGGAGAAGCCACAGACCAATGCAGATCGGATCAGAAGCATGACGGATGAGGAGTTGGCAGAAGTATTATTTGGAAGTTGCATAGAACACATGGGCGTAGAGGAATGTTCTCATCCTGAAGAGGCTTGCAAATCATGTGTTTTGGATTGGCTTAAGGCAGAAAGTGAGGAATAGCATGAAAAAGTCAACAGCAGAAACAATAGCATACGCAATAAAAAAAGATTGTCAAAGAATGTCCTTATATGACTGGTGTGACAGTTGGGATATTACAACAGATGAATTTGATGAATTTTTAGCACTTGCAGTAAATAATGCAGAGCCACAGGAAAGTGAGGAATAGCATGAAGAGATTAACAGAGAAAAACGATGTTGGCTCATATTACTTTCCAAAATGTTTTGAAAAGTGCAATGGGCTTGGAGCAAGTAGCAAGTGCGACAATTGTGAGAATATGACAAATGCCTGTGAAAAACTCGGAGCCTATGAAGATGCCGAGGAGCAGGGATTACTTCTGCGGTTGCCAATCAGTGAAGATGCACCAGTGTATTCCATCGAGTATTGTTGCGGAAAAAACAAAAGTAATCGGTCTGGAATGTGTTTTATAGGATTTTGCGAGAATTGTAGTGATAAGGCGTACTACATACGTGAAAGCGTAGCTAAACACTGCAGCATTTGCGAAATTAATAAATCGGTATTCTTTACTCGTGAGGAAGCCGAAGCCAAGTTGAAAGAAATGGAGGAAAAGGATGGAAGATAGATATTTATTCCGTGCAAAGCGGAAAGACAATGGTGAATGGACGGAAGGCTTTCTTTTGAAACGGTGGGACGGATTATGGATTTTCACTATTGATGAAAAATTTGCTGATCTTATAATCCCATCTACCCTCTGCCAGTGCACCGGATGTAAGGACAAGAACGGCAATCTGATTTGGGAGAATGATATTCTTTCAGGGCATATCGATGATGAGTTTCCAGAAGATGAGACGAGAAAGCGTGTCGTGTGGCATGAAAACGGATGGTGTACGAATGAGCCGGGCTGTGATTACTACGAGGAACTGGATGATTTTGATTCAGAGAATTTTGAAGTGATCGGCAACATGATTGATAACCCGGAGCTGTTGGAGGTGTGACTATGACAATTGATGAAACTATATCACACACAAGAGAAGTCGCTGAAAGCCAAAAGATGTCAGCAAGACTAATCGAATATAATGAGTATATCCCCGAATCGGTTGATAAAGAAGCCATTATATACGGAAATACTATATGTGCAGACGAACATGAGCAACTTGCTGAATGGTTGGAAGAGCTGAAGCAGTACCGAACAATCGGAACGGTGGAAGAATGCCGGGCGGCGATGGAACGTCAGAATCCGATAGCTGCTATTGCTGAAAAAGAAGATACTGGGACTACAAGATATATATGTCCGACATGTGGTATGTATATGGGGTGGTCAACTGGAATGTTTCCTGCTCGTTATTGCTGGAAATGTGGTCAGAAATTGGATTGGGGGTGTAAAGAATGAGTGAAAGCCTTAAGCCATGCCCGTTCTGCGGTGGAAAAGCAATGTTCTTAACCACTACAAATAAGTCATCACATTCGGATGTTGTGGTAATGTTCAAAATCAAATGTATGAAATGCGGAACAGAACTTCCAAAAAGCTATGAATGTGAGATGTACATGGATCAGGACGGAGGCATCAGAACAGGGAAAGACGAGCGAACGAAAGCAACTACAGATTGGAACAGGAGGGCGAACGATGGGAAGACTGATTGATGCGGAGACATTAAAGCAAGAATTATATCAACAATGGTTTATGGATATTCTTCTTACACAGACAAGTAGTGAGGATATGTTTTATGCATTGGCACAGAAGATTGACCAGCAGCCGACTGCATATGACACGGACAAGGTTGTGGAACAGTTGGAAAATGAGAGAAAGTTTTGGGAGAATGCATACGACAGTAATTTAGGAAAAGAGAAAGCGAGAAGTTATGAGCATGCAATCGAGATTGTGAAAGGCGGTGGAGTAGATGCCTAAAGCAGTATTGGTAATGGATTTGCCGGAATCGTGCAGTAAATGTAAATTTCTGTATGAATTTCAAGGGATAAAAAAATGCCAGCTTATGAATGTGTTAAAAAATGGTGCTTCGAAATTATCACAAAGCACATTCACACAGAAACGGCATGATCTGTGTCCGCTCCGGGAATTGCCGGAGAAAAGAGAAATTAATCATAACAAAAATCACTACATAAGTAACTTTTGGACAGATGCAAAGAGCGTAGGTTGGAATGCTTGTTTAGATGAAATTTTAAAAACAGATGGAATGAGAAAGGAGTAATGACAGAAGCCTTGGTAGACCAAGGTTGACCGCCTAAAGGTGAAGAAAGGCGAGAACAAAAGGAATTTAATTAGCGGTGTCGTATGGCACTATTGGGAGCCGTAATTCCTTATCCACGGACACAGAGCAATCTGTTAAGTGGTTGTCATGAAAAGATTAAAAGTATGTTGGGTAAGCGCAGGAATATCAAGTTTTATGGCTGGATATTTAGCAGGGAATGTAGACGAATGGATTTACATTGACATTGCAGACCAACATGAGGACAGTATCAGGTTTATTAAAGATTGCGAGAAAGCAATCGGGAAAGAAATTCAGATACTGAAATCAAGCGAGTACAGATGTGTAGAGGATTGCGTAAGAACATTTGGAGGATTTAGAAATCCGGCAAACGGATTCGCACCTTGCACGAACTGGCTCAAAAAGAGAGTGAGAAAAGAGTGGGAGGAACGACATAAGGATTGTGAATTGACTTACGTCTGGGGATTCGACCTTAAGGAAAAGAACCGGGCAGAGCGGACGATTGAAGCAAATCCGCAAGCCGCACACGAATTTCCGCTGATTGACAAAAACCTCTCAAAAGAAGAGGTACATGGATTGTTTGAACGGACTTTTGATTTTGCCCGACCTTTGATGTATGACCTTGGCTATCCGAACAATAACTGTATCGGCTGTGTAAAAGGCGGCATGGGTTATTGGAATCATATCAGAAAGGATTTCCCGGAAGTCTTTGAAAGTCGGGCGAAGTTGGAAAGAGAAGTTGGGCATTCAATTTTGAAAGACAAAAATGGACCGGTATATCTCGATGAACTTGATCCTAATCGTGGGAACATGGATACGGAGATTATGCCGGAATGTGGAATCATGTGCTACTTAGCACAGTATTAAAACTATCAGAAAGGAACTAATATGAACAGTACAGACGCAGCATACAGAAGAGATAATTTTATCTTGACATTCATGGACTGCTTGTGCGTCCCAGATCAAAAAGACTATACACAACAAGACATTTGCGACTGCAACGAAGCGATTACAGAGTATGAGTGTATGCTTCAACACGCCATTGATGTTGGAGACAAGCAGGAAATTGCTTTTCTACGATCAGAAATACAGCACGTTAAGGCTGAAAAACGTAATATCAAGAGAATGATGAAAAACAGAATGGAGCCTGCACTTACATAGTTTTCACATGATAGAGAGTTTGCGATTGTAAGACCGAAGCACTTGGGGAACATATGATGTTCTAATCGTAGTCGAGAGGTCGGAAATTATGCTTGTGCGTAATTTGGTTTGGATAGTGGATATGCTCCAAATCCAAACACAGCGCATTCTCTTGATGAATTACTTTCTAATGTTCCGAAGAATCAAACGATTGGAGACAATCTGATTCTGGCATGGAGCATTATCAATAATAGTAAGTATGAAACAATAGTATGTTCTGTTTCCGGCGGATCGGATAGCGACATTATGGTTGATATATGCGTCAAAGTAGATATTCATCATAAAATTCGATATGTCTGCTTTAATACCGGATTGGAATACAGGGCAACCAAAGAACACATCAAATACTTAGAGGAAAAATACGGAATAAGGATTGATATGTTTGAAGCATGGGAATACGGAATGACGATTCCAAAAGCCTGCGCAACATATGGACAACCGTTTTGCAATAAGACCGCAAGTGAATTTATAAGCAGATTACAGAAACATAATTTTAAGTGGGAAGATAAACCATTTGAGGAATTGTATGCAGAATATCCAAAATGCAAGTCGGCTTTGTTGTGGTGGTGCAATTTGAAACCGGGCAAAAGAAATAATATCAGTTGGAATAAATGGCTCAAGGAATTTTTGATTGCAAACCCGCCAACATTCCGAATATCGAATAAATGTTGCGAAAAGGCAAAGAAAGATATTTCCCGCAGAATAAAGTGTGATCTGATGATTACCGGCATACGGAAAGCAGAGGGCGGAGCAAGGGCGACGTCTTACAAGAATTGCTATAGCCAAAAAGAGGGCAATGAAGACGAATACAGACCTTTATTCTGGTACACGAATGATGACAAGAAATGTTATGAACAGAATTACGGCATTGAACATAGCAGATGCTACACAGAATATGGTTTGAAAAGAACCGGTTGCTGTGGTTGTCCTTGTGGGCGAAACCTTGAATTTGAACTTGAAGTGCTGAAAAAGCATGAGCCAAATTTGTACACAGCCGTATGTAATGTATTTAAAGATAGTTATGAATATACAAGAGAATATCGTGCATTTTGCAATGAAATGAATAGGAAACAGAAGATATATTATCAAATGGAGATAGACGAGTTTATCAAATAATCAAGAAAGGAGCCGAACCAGCGCGCATAAAGGGTACCCGGTTCCTGCAAAAAAATGATAAATGGAGAATTAATAGTAGATAACTTTGCCGGTGGTGGCGGTGCATCCACCGGGATAGAATTGGCAACCGGATACAGTGTTGACATTGCCATCAACCATGATCCAGAAGCTATTAAAATGCACAAGGCGAACCACCCGAACACTAAACATTACTGTGAGGATGTATGGCAGGTAGATCCGGTGAAAGCCTGTAATGGGCACCCAGTGGCACTTGCCTGGTTCTCCCCAGATTGTAAGCATTTTAGCAAGGCAAAAGGCGGAAAGCCAAAAGATAAAAACATCAGAGGTCTTGCATGGGTAGCCTCAAGATGGGCTGGACTTGTAAGACCGAGAGTAATTATGCTGGAGAATGTGGAAGAATTTAAAACATGGGGACCATTAAACAGACGACATCATCCGATTAGGGCAAAGCAAGGCAAGACGTTTGAGAGATTTGTACAACAGCTTCGGGATCTTGGCTATGAAGTGGAGTTCCGCGAGCTGATCGCAGCCGATTATGGTGCGCCGACCATGCGAAAACGCTTCTTTATGGTTGCACGGTGTGACGGCAAGTCAATAGTCTGGCCAGAGCCGACACACGCACCTGCAGACAGCGAAGAGGTGAAGAAAGGACTATTAAAGCCATATGTTGGAGCATATACGCAGTTGGATTTTTCCTTGCCCTGTCCAAGTATCTTTGATACTTCAGAAGAAATAAAAGAAAAATACGGAATCCGGGCAGTAAGACCACTGGCACAAAAGACGATGGATCGGATCGCAAGAGGACTGAAAAAATTCGTTTTGGATAATCCGGAACCATTTATTATCCAGTGCAACCACGGTGGCGAACGCAGACCGAACGACATCCGAGAGCCGATGCCGACTATCACCGGAAAACATGGTTACGGTGTGGTAGAACCTTACATGATTCCTATTGGATATGGTGAAAGAGACAGACAGGCACCCAGAGTACATGATGTAGAGAAACCATTGCCGACCATAGTTGGGAGTGGAAAACATTATCTGTGTGAGCCGTACATGGTGCAGATCGGACAGACTGGATTTACAAAAGACCGAAGCAAGGATGTTAGAGAGCCACTTACAACGATTGTGAGCAAAAATGAGCATTGTCTTATCAGTCCTACATTGATTCAGTACCATTCTGAAACTTCAAAGGATGGAGTAAGAGGACAAACTATAGAAGACCCAATCATGACAGTTGACAGCTCAAACAGATATGGACTGGTCACATCGTTTCTGCATAAGTACTATGACGGAGGATATAAGGGTGCTGGGGAAACAGTAGAAAATCCGCTTCCGACAGTGACCGCATGGGATCATAACAGCGTTGTTACAGCGAATCTGATTCAGATGAATAATCACTGTGATGGTAAAGATATCAGACAGCCATTACCAACGATCACAGCTGGTGACGGACACTTTGGAGAGGTTAGAGCGTTTCTAATCAAATATTATGGAGATGCCACAGGGCAAGACATCAAAAAGCCACTTGATACAGTTACAACCAAGGATAGATTTGGATTGGTGACGATCGAGGGTGTAGATTATCAGATTGTAGATATCGGACTGCGGATGTTAGAGCCAAGAGAGCTGTATGGCTGCCAGGGATTCCCAGATGACTACATAATTGATCATGACTACACCGGAAAGACGTATCCGAGAAGTGAACAGGTCAGAAGATGCGGCAATGCAGTGTGTCCGCCGATTCCGGCTGCATTGGTCAGAGCAAATTTACCGGAATTGTGCGTTGCTGAACGGATGCCGAATATGCAGATCGAAGCAGATCAGACCGGTCAACTTAGATTTGCTTAACACGAAGTTGAGTTAAAAAGGAGAAAAAACATGGAAAAATTCTATATTGTTACAAATGCAGATTTTTTAAACGAAATTAAAGATTACAACGTCCACGATGAAGAAAGACGAAAATTGATAAATGAATTTTTTGACGAAAAAAAGAATTGCAGGACACGCATATCATATCGGCGGAAATGGATTTTGCAATAGACCATTCGAAGATTTCGAAAAACACAGTATTCGTCTTTACGTTGAGGATTGTGAAGAAAATAATGCAAAGTTCGGTAAGGAATTATTAAAACCTGTCAATATATTCTGTGATTCCGATGTGATGATGCGTAGTTTCAGAGCAAACAGCAAGACATTAAAACAGTTTCAAGAATTATGCATTGAGAGAAAAATCATAATTAATAATCATCCAGTTAGAGAAGGCGATTATTTTAAGGAATTGCGTTACGGCGGTTATTCAGTTACCAGATTTGAACATGACGGAAAATGCTATCTGAATGTTAAAACTAACAAGAATGAAATAACGCCAGAGAGTGATGGGTTCACAGAAATTAAGGGAAGCGAGTATTACAAAGCACTTGAAGAATTTGAAAGTGGGAACTAAAAGGTCAGTTAAATTAGAATTTTGTGGAGGTGCCGTATGCAAAAATATAAATGTATTAAAGAGTTTTATTTACCAAAATACGATGAAAATGAATGCCCTACAGATGAATATGCGACAATTCATGAGGGTAGCGTGTATGAGTATACAGATGGATATGTTGGCGAATCTGATATACGCCTTTACTTGGAAAACGGTGATGATGACTTCGGTTATATTGATATTACTTATAAAACATTGGAAGAGTATTTTGAGAGAATTGTATAAATTAAACTGAAAGAGGGGTATGAAATGTCACGATGCATAACATATCAATCCGGTGGATTCACAAATTACGGAATCAGCTATCGGAAATACAGTCAGGAAGAATTGGAGGAAAGGAAAACTATGTGCACAATGGAAAGAGGTTGAACCAGAACAAAGTGATTGGGAAAAACAAGTAAACATAGTCGCTTATTACGGAAGTGTCACTATTGGAAGTATTGTTTACTGCGGTGATGAGATAGGATGGCAGTCCGTGATTGATGGTCGCATGGATTTCATGCAAGCAAAATCCTTAGAAGATGCAAAAAGGGAAATGATTGATATACTGGACAATCATTGTACTGATCAGATTAACTATTATGAGGAACTGCGAGAAAGCATTGAAGAATTAAACTGAACTTTAACGGAGGTAAAAACTATGAAAATTGATGATTTAAATTTATCAGTCAGAACATATAACACATTATTAAGAGCAGGAATCACATCTGTTGAGAAAATCAGAAAAATGACAGACGAAGATTTGAAAAGTGTAAAAAATCTGTCTGAAAAATGCCGTAAGGAAGTTAAGCAGGCGGTATATTGTACGGATTGCAAGAGAAGTATTTACGGAGAGTATAAGAATTGCGATGTTAATATTGAAAACCACGGGAAATATGTTCTTGCAGGAGATAAATGTGGATGCAAGGTGGTCTAACCGAACTTAACTGATGAAAGAGGTGATATTACGTTTGAGGTAATCAGAAACAGTGACAATAAGAAGTTTACGGTATATGACATTGTCAGAACACAGCATTATACATATTTCATGATCTATGATGGTGGATGGAAATATATAGACGCTGACTTATTCCGGGAATGCGACAAAAACTGAATATTGAGATTTTTGCCGGCTGAAATATGCCGGTAAAAACTGTAGTACATTGATAATTGAATATTGGCGGTTGGAGTGGTATAATCTCGATATCTTGTCATGGAGGAACAGTTTGCAAATGTACTATGTAGGATTTTTAGATATTCTTGGATTCAAAAAAATTGTATGCGAAAAAGAAGAAAAAGATATTTTAAATATATTTGAGCAGATTCAGTGTATTATTGATAATTTGAAAAAAGAATTTGACATAGTTCCTATTTTCTATAGAATTATGTCAGATAGTATAGTTGTTGCCTGTGATGATTCAATCCCTCCCGCATTGACAGTTGTATTATATTGCTGTGGGAAGATACAGGAACTATTGTTGGCAAATGGTATTTTATTAAGGGGTGGAGTGTCACATGGAAAATTCTACTATAATGAAGCGATTATGTATGGCAAAGGACTAGTTTCTGCGTATGAATTGGAAAACAATATATCGAAATATCCAAGAATTGTAGTCGATACCTCCTCAATCATAGAATATAAGAGTAAAATGAAAGATACAGATGTATATTTTGAATTATTCAATTTACTTGAGAAGGATACACAAGATATCTATTATATAGATACTGCATTAATGTATTTACATGATATTTCCCAAAAGGAACTCATATACAGAATAAAAAAAATAAAAGAATTATTAGAAAAAAATTTACTTAATATTAAGTTACCGCTGAATGTGAGAGAGAAGTACATTTGGATTAAAGATGAATTCAATGATTTTATGAAAAGAAATCCACAGTATTCGAGTTATCAAATTAAAATAGATGTTAAATAATTGTTCGATACCAACCGTCAATATTCGATGGTTGGTAAATTTTATAGATATATATAGGTTGTTTTAGAGGAAGGAATAAAGATTGTAAAATGGATATCACCCAATTCTTTAGTGAAGATAGTGTTGTATGGCATATTGTTGAATTTTTAGCACCATTTTTAATTTTAATAATAACGTTACATGATGAGAGAAAACAAACTGCCAAATATAAGAGGCAGGAGATAAAGTTGCAATATTTGAAAGAATGTATTAGTTGGCTGAGCGAATTAGAAATGTTAGCGTATATTGTTTCGGATAAAGCTGCTGAGTGCGTATACACATTCGATACAGAGAAGTTTATTACAAATCATAGGGAATTTAACCGGGAAGCAAATGCAATGATGGAAAAATGTTTAGCAGGAATAGGGACATATAGTAGCGTGTCAAAAGCATTATGTATAGAATTTGACACAGAAGAGATTAGACATTTAACCGGGAAATTTATGAGCAATCTGCGTGAAACATGCAAAGAGAGCTGCGGGGAACAGGAAGGACAGCAGGTAAAAAAGATAAATAGTAGCACAACAGCATTTCAAAAAGAGATAAGAAATAAAATTTCCTTAGTAGGAGAAAATGTATCAAAACTATTAAAAGATGAAAAGTAAGACTATGTATGATATAATAGTTATATAAGTTAGCGCCATTGAGCCGAATATTAGTCATTAATTTGATTGATGTCCGGCTCTTTTTATTTGTGTGATAGGAGAGGAAGTGAGATAGTGGAGAATTACGAGAAAGCAGAACAGGATTATATGTCAGGAATGAAATATAAGGATATAGCGGAGAAGTACGGAACCACTATCAACACTGTCAAGAGCTGGAAAAAACGGTATGCATGGAGTAGAGGAGAGGGTGCACACAAAGCGGAAAAGGTGTGCACACAAAAAAGCAAGGGTGCACCAAAGAAGGAAGCACCTATAGATGATGGCACGAAAGCAACATTACAGAATGATGATCTGACGCCGGAACAGCAGATGTTTTGTATATATTACAGTAGGACCTTCAATGCGGCGCAGAGCTACCAGAAAGCATATGGATGTAGTTATGAATCGGCGATTGCAAACGGTTCACGACTGCTAACAAATGATAAGGTTCGAGCAGAAATCGAACGCCTGAAAGAAATTAAGCGCCAGCAGATAGTAGCCGGTGCAGATGATTTTGTAGAAATACAGATGCGAATAGCTTTTTCAGACATGGGAGATTACTTATCTTTCGGCAGAGAAACAGTAAGAATTATGGGGGCGTTCGGACCGATAAAAGATCCAGAAACAGGAGAATATCTTACAAAAGAAGTAAATACCGTACATCTGGAAGAATCTTGTAATGTAGATACGCAGATCATACAAGAGGTAAAACAAGGGAAAGATGGAGTATCATTAAAGCTTGCCGATAAGCAGAAAGCATATGATTGGTTGACAAAGTATTTCTTACTACATCCAGACGATAAGTATAAGGCAGAATTTGACAAGAAGCGTGCAGAGGTCAAGGATGACACCGGAGAGGAAATCCTTAAGAATATGCAGACCATAGCAGATATTTTGAAAAATCCGGTGGCGAACCGCAGAATAGAAGATTTTGAGGAGAAAGCAGATGAATAGCCCGGCACCGTTCAGTGAGCGGCAATATCAATACTTTCTCTGGTGCATGAGCAGCTGGTTTAATGTAGCGGAGGGCGGCAAGCGTGGCGGCAAGAACGTACTGCAGACCATTATATTCTGTTCGCTGCTGGAAACACATCAGAATAAAATACACCTTGTAGCCGGAGTGTCAAATGCGACGGCAAAGCTTAATATTTTGGACTGTGATGGATACGGTTTGCTGAATTACTTTGAGGGCAGATGCCGCGAGGGCAAGTATAAAGACCGTGATTGCGTGTACGTGCAGACCAAAACCGGGGAGAAGATTGTCCTTATATCCGGTGGAGGTAAAGACGGGGATGAGAAGTTGATAAAGGGTAATACTTACGGCATGGCATATGTGACAGAAGCGAACGAATGCCACCCGAAGTTTTTGAAAGAGGTCTTTGACCGAACGATGTCAAGTTCCGACCGTAAGATATTTCATGATCTGAACCCGAAAGAGGAAGAGCATTGGTATTACACAGAGATACTTAAATTCCACGAGAAACAGCAGGAGAAAAATCCAGATTACGGATATAACTACGGACACTTCACTCTGGTGGACAATATGAGCATGACGGATGAGCAGATCAGAAAAGTTCTTAGCACCTATCAGAAAGGCACTGTGTGGTATAGACGTGACATTAAAGGCGAACGAGCAGTTGCAGAAGGAATCATTTTCCGAAAGTTTGCAGAGAACGATGAACCGTATCTTTATGATGAGGATACAGATCCATTGTTTGAAAGGGATTTGAAAGGGAAATTACTTCACCGCCCATCAAGGATCACAATGGGTATAGACTTCGGTGGAAACGGATCTATGACAACCTTTGTGCTGAAGCTTTACTTCCACGGATATCATGATCTGAGGACGGCAGAGGAAGCAAACTTGGAACTGTCACCAGACATTGATGCGGAAGCGATATGCAGTAAGTTTATAGAGTTTTTCAAATATTGCCAGGAAAAGTACGGATTTATTGACTGGGTATTTCCAGACAGCGCAAGCACAACGATGATAAACAGCCTGCGGAGTGCCGCAAGAAAAGCAGGATTGCCATACCGGAATATTAAAGGTTGCCGTAAAAATGAAGTGTCGGACAGACCACGAACCTACGACATGCTGATGAATACCGGAAGGTGGAAGATAAACCGGAATTGCACAAAGCTACGAAGTGCGATCGGCAAGTTGAAATGGGATCCAGACCACCCGGACATACCAGAGGATAAAAACATCGGAAACTGCAATGACTGGTGGGATGCGGAGAACTATACAATTTTGGATTTTATTGAATATGTTGATCTGGACAGAAGATAGGAGGAAGAGATGGAGAGTTGTGTAAAAGCATTTTTGAATAAAAAAGGATACGATGTGAATGATAAGGCATTAACGATCATTCATGCATGTGATGACTGGTATGCGAACAGATTGATAAATGATTTTCATAAGCGAAAAACAATCAATGGGATACCATATGAGCTTACAAGGTTGAATTTTGCAAAAAGATGCTGTTCTGATGATGCAAATCTGTGTGAGGTACTTGAAATAAATGCAGGAGAAGGGGAACAAGCGGATTTTGTAGCAAAGGTGCTTGCTAGCAGTAATTTCAACACGCAATACCGTAAACAGTTAGAAAAAACCTCTGCGGATGGTACAGTAGCCTGTTATATCCGCTTGGACAATGCAACGGTTATGGATGATTCTTCTGTGAGAGGTGGAGATATTAAGCTTAATTATGTGGAAGCAGATGCATTTACACCACTTACTGTTGAAAATGATATTGTGGTTGAGGCGGCATTTTCTGGAAGTACACTGGTCAAGGGAAAGAAGCAGACAACACTCGTGTTATTCTTGCTTGGCGAGAATAATCTATATACTGCGGAGACACATATTTTTAATGATCGTGGAGATGAGGAAGTTGGAAAACAGACGATTGTGCAGCTTGGTGATGTGAAACCATTTGCTGTTATGCGTGTCGCTGAAGTGAATAATCTGGATAATATGGAAGGCTACGGATTGCCTAAATTATGGAATGCAATTCCAGCACTTAAGGTTGTAGATTTATGCTATAACGTATTGTTTAGCGATTTGGACAAGTCTGAGAAAATTATACTGATAAATGAATTACTTTGTGCTTTTGATGATGATGGAAATCCAATATTAACTCCTGAACAAAAAAAATTATTTGTATTTACAGGGGAAAAACTTCCAGAAGAGAAGGGGCTTATTCAAGAATATAATCCTGAAATCCGAGTAGAACAGATTACAAAAGCAATTGAACTGGCACTATCATTATTATCTATGTCTTTTGGGTACGGAACAAAAAAATACAGCTTTGAAAATGGACAGATTAAGACGGCTACTGAGTATTTCGGTGAAAGGCAGGATGCCATGCAGGAGCTTGGAAAGCAGCGACAAGTAGCCACTGAATATATACAGGATATCTGCAGAGCTGTCATGTGGTTTTCAAATAAATACCATGATACAGCATATAATTTAGACGCAGAGATCACAATTGGTTTTGATGACTCTTATGTGGAAGATAAGCAGGCGAAACTCGAAGCGATGAGAGCGGATGCATTATCGTTCCCGGAAGTGCCAATTTTAAAGGTTTGGTATATGATGGAAAAATATAATATTCCAGAGGATGAAGCTAAGAAATATATGCAATATACGGACGAACCAATTGACGATGTTGATGATTAGGGGGTATTTAAAGGGCATTATCAGAACAGCAGATTGATGTTTTAGCGGATAAATACATAATTGGACTTTACCAAGATTTAGAGGATGAGGTCATAGCTGATATTGCCCGGAGAGTGCAGAAAACCGGACGATATACTGAAACAGCGGAACTTATGGCAAAATCAATGGTAGAAAATGGATTTTCTGCGGATAAAATCCGTGTAGAAGTCATGAAAATGCTTCGTGCTGATAAAGATTATCAGATGGCGGTTGCAGAAAACACTATGGCATATAAGCGAGAGGTGCAGCAGATTATTAATAATACCATAGAATCTGCAAAGGAAGCAGGAAAAACTTTGATAGCAGAAGCCGGTGATATGGCATGGAATAATGATCTTTCTATGTGGGAACAACAGGGGGAAGAACTGACAAAGCCGAACAGCTTAAGCAAATTTGTAAAGGCATCTTCTTTGCAGACATCTGGAGCACTTAGGAATCTGACAAAAACGATGGGATTTAAGAATACAGCACTTGGCATAACTGGCGTAATGGATATGTATCAGCGAGAGATGGATCTCGCACTGATTAAGGTATCTACCGGAGCATTTTCTTTTGACCAGGCAGTCAAGGATTGTGTACATCGTTTGGCACAGAGCGGATTGAGAAGTATTGACTATGAAAGTGGAAGATCGTACCAACTTGACGTTGCTGCCAGAATGGCTGTCAGAACTGGAATGTCACAGCTATCTGGAAAAATCACAGAGGAAAATCTGAAAAACTCTAACCATGATCTTGTAATCACAACCCAGCACATGGGAAGCAGACCGGACCATGCAGTATGGCAGAATAAAGTGTTTTCCTATTCTGGAAAAAGCAAGAAATATCCGGATTTTGTAAAAGAAACAGGGTATGGAACTGTCACAGGATTAAAGGGAGCAAACTGTACGCATGATTTTTACCCATATTGGGAAGGTGCATCTATAATCCCAAAGGATATAAAAGAGCCTGATCCACGGACAATCGGTGGAAAGACTTATACTTATTATGAATCCACGCAGAAACAGCGTCAGATGGAGCGGCAGATCAGAGCGACTAAGAGAGAAATTGAAGCAACAAAAAGTATTGGCGGCGATGCACAGGATTTGCAGAA